GCCTCCATCCTGACCGGTGGACGCCTGGTGACCCCAGATAGTGGTTCACAGATGGCAGGAACGTCCGCACACGGCGTGGTGGGAGATTCTGTTGTTACCGACGAACGCAATATGCAGATCAGCACCGTTTGGGCGTGCATCCGCTTAATTTCCACAGTCACGGCATCCCTCCCTCTGGATGTTTTTGAAACGGTGAGCGATCAGCGCCAGAAGGTCGGAAATGACAACCCGCTGGCGCGACTGCTGAGATTCAGGCCAAACAATTTTATGACGGCGCTTGAGTTTCGCGAGGCCATGACAATGCAGCTCTGCGCGTACGGAAATGCCTACGCGCATGTTGAGCGAAACAGCGTGGGTGATGTGATCAGCATGGTTCCGCTGATGAGCGCCAATATGGATGTGCGCCTGAGCGATAACGGCAAAACTGTCATTTACCGTTACAAGCGTGACAGTGAATATGCCGACTTCAGGACTAAAGAAATTTTCCACCTGAAAGGTTTTGGCTTCAACGGTCTGGTTGGCCTGTCGCCTCTGGCCTTCAGTGCGAAATCGGCCGGCGTTGCAATAGCGATGGAAGATAATCAGCGGGAGTTTTTTGCCAACGGTGCCAAGTCCCCGCAGATACTGATGACTGACGGTAAGGTGCTGACCAAAGAGCAGCGCGGGCAGCTGGAGGAAAACTTTAAAGAGATCGCTGGTGGTCCGGTTAAAAAGCGTCTCTGGATTCTGGAAAGCGGATTTACCACGCAGCCTATTGGCGTTTCTCCTCAGGACTCAGAGATTCTGGCGGCACGTAAGTTTCAGGTGGCAGAGCTTGCGAGATTTTACGGCGTTCCCCCGCATCTGGTCGGGGATGTTGATAAATCCACCTCGTGGGGCAGCGGGATTGAGCAGCAGAATCTGGGTTTTCTGCAGTACACGCTGAAACCCTATCTGGATCGCTGGGAATACAGCATTGAACGATGGCTGGTCAAAGATTCTGACCAGGGCAGGATTCATGCCGAGCACAATCTGGATGGCCTGCTGCGTGGTGATTCTGCCAGTCGCGCCACCTTCATGCAGATCATGGTTAATACCGGCATCCGCACGGTGAACGAAGTTCGAAGGCTGGACAACCTGCCGCCTCTCCCTGGCGGTGATGTGGCAACCCGCCAGTCACAAAATATACCCATTACCGACCTCGGCACAAACACTAAGCCCCGCACTGACGGGGCTTAATTTTTATGGGGGCTTAAATGCCGGACATTCAGAAAACGCTGTCCTTTAACCAGGCGGAAATCAAGTTTGCAGGCGATGGCAGTCAGGGAATTTTTGAAGGCTACGCCTCTGTGTTTAACAACACTGATTCTGACGGCGACATTATTCTTCCCGGCGCTTTCAAAAACACGCTTGCCACGCAAAGCCGCAAGGTGGCGATGTTCTTTAATCACCGCACTTTTGAAGTGCCGGTTGGTAAGTGGGAGACGCTGGAAGAGGATGAAAAAGGGCTTTTTGTCAGAGGGCAGTTAACGCCGGGCCTGAGCGCTTCATCTGATCTTAAAGCCGCGATGCAGCACGGAACCGTTGAAGGTATGTCAGTCGGATTTTCCGTATCAAAAGACGATTACAGCATCGGTACTACGGGAATGATCTTTAAAAACATCTCCTATTTACGGGAGATCAGCGTCTGCACCTTCCCGGCTAATGAGCTTGCTGGCGTGTCTGCCATGAAGAGCATCGAAACAATCAAAACAATTCGAGACGCGGAAGCTTTCCTGAGGGATTCAGCAGGGCTTTCGCGTGCAGAAGCACAGGCATTTCTTGCCAGTGTTAAGTCCGCAGGTCGGAGCGAGTCCGATAGCGGCGACATTGACGCGCTTGCACAGCGCATAACTTCCTTTGCCGCTAACCTGCGGAACGCATAACGGAGCATTACATGTCTGAATTAGCCACTCTTGAAAAAGCGATTGAGAATTCACAGAAAGAAGTGAAACAACTCATCGAAGAACAGCGTAAATCCATCAACGAAAACGGCCAGATTAACCAGCAGCTTCAGACTGACCTGGCAAAAGCACAGGACGAGCTGAAGACCACTGGCACCCGCCTGTTTGATCTTGAGCAGAAGCTGGCAGGCAACTCACCTGATCAGACCGCTCAGAAGTCATTTGCCGAGCGTGTCTCTGAGGACCTGATCAAAGGCTGGGATGGCTCACGTACCAAAGCAAAAGTGACCAGCTTTGATAAGGCGATCGGTTCCGGCAGCACCTCTGCCGGTAGCCTCGTTCTGCCACAGCAGAATCCGGGCATTCTTATGCCTGGCCTGCGTCGTCTGACCGTTCGTGACCTGCTGTCACAGGGCCGCATCTCCAGCAATGCCCTTGAATATGTCCGTGAGAACGTATTCACCAATGCGGCTGCGCCGGTAGCAGAAGGTACGCTGAAGCCAGAGAGCAACATCACCTTTACTAAAGAAACCGCGAACGTGAAAACCATCGCGCACTGGATTCAGGCATCACGTCAGATTATGGATGATGCGCCAGCCCTGCAGTCTTATATCAACTCCCGCATGATGTACGGTCTGGCGCTGGTGGAAGAGAACCAGATGCTCAACGGTGACGGCACCGGTGACAATCTTCAGGGTCTGAACGTAGTTGCTAACGACTACGAAGCGGCACTCAATGCCACAGGTGACACCGGGGCTGACGTTCTGGCGCATGCTATCTATCAGGTGTCGCTGAGCGAGTTTGAAGCGGACGGTATTGTACTTAACCCGGCTGACTGGCACCGCATCGCGCTGCTGAAGGATGCCAACGGCAACTACATTCTCGGCGGTCCGCAGGCTTTCGCTTCGAAAGTGCTGTGGGGTCTGCCGGTTGTTTCAACGACCGCTCAGGCAGCAGGTAAGTTCACGGTTGGTGCGTTTGGCCTGGCTTCTCAGGTGTGGGACCGTATGGACGCTACCGTTGAAATCAGCAATCAGGATCGCGATAACTTCGTGAAAAATATGCTGACCATTCTGTGTGAAGAGCGTCTGGCACTTGCTCACTACCGTCCTGCAGCCATTGTGACCGGCGACATTGCGGTTGCCTCTGGCTCATAACTGAAGGGCGCGGTCAGCAATGGCCGCGTTTCAAGCCATGAAGATTAAAGCCCTGCGTACATTTTCACACTTTCATCTCGGCACTGTTTCTCAGGGCGAGATTAAGGTGGTTAAAAAAGAAATCGGTGAGGCTCTGGTCGGGCTGCACCTGGCTGAAGCGCTGGAAGATGCCTCACCAGATGAAAATTCCTCCAGACCTGCAAAAAAGGTGGTGAAAGGTGGAAATAAGCCCGCAGCAGGTGGTGCTGATAAAGACACACCTGAGAGTTGATCACGACGACGAAGACGACCTGATTAAAGGGTATGCCGCAGCGTCAGTTGACTTCGTCGAGCATTACTGTGACGGCACTCTGGTTGTACAGCTTACGCCTCCTGAAGATAACAAAGAGCCTCCGCGAGAGGTTCTTTTTTCTTCCGGCATATGGCAGGCGATGCTGCTGCTTATCGGTCATTACTATGCAAACCGTGAAGCGAGCGGGCAGAGCCAGTCTGAAATCCCATTTGGTGTGGAGGCGTTGTTATACCGGCACCGTAAGTGGCACTGATGGCCTGTTCAGGATGCCAGAAGCGCCGCGAATGGCTTAAAAAAATGGTGGCACTCGCTAATGAAAGAATTACAGGAAAGCCTGCTGGCGACCACGCTGGAGAAGCTGGCAGAGAGTCTTCATCAGGTAGCGGAGGGGATGAGGTCTCAGAGCGAAGCAATAAACCGTCTGGCTGAATCAAATGAGGCACTTGCTGCCGTCGTTTATCAGTCAGTCATTGACGTTTCTTACGATGACATTCCCGCGCCGACATATCTTAGTGGGGCGGCTAAGGGGTAATTATGCAGGCCGGAAAATTACGTCACCACGTCTCGCTCCAGAAGCCTGTCAAAACCCAGAACCCTTCAACGGGCGCTGTCGTTAATTCCTGGCAGGAAACAGCAAAGCTGTGGGCGGAGGTTGCCCCGCTGTCTGCACGGGAGTTTGTCGCGGCACAGGCCACACAGAGTGAAGTGACCACACGTATCACCATTCGCTTTCGCAGCGATGTGACACCGAAGCATCGCATCGTTTATGCCGGGAAAATCTATAACATTGAAGGTGTTCTGGCTGACGATAAAAGCGGTCGTGATTACCTGACGCTTCCGTGCTCAGAAGGCGTAAATGATGGCTGATGGCGTTGATTTTAACCTGACGGGCATGGATTCACTGCTGGGCAAGCTGAGTGAAATCAGCGATGACCTCAGGCGAAAGGGTGGCAGGGCCGCACTGCGTCGTGCCGGAAATGTTATTGCTGACAAAGCCAGAGCCAATGCCCGGCAGTTGGATGATATGTCAACGGGAAGGAGTATCGCGAATAACGTTGCGCTTCGCTGGAACGGAAGGCTGTTCAAACAGACGGGAAACCTTGGGTTTCGCATTGGCGTTGCGCACGGCGCGGTTCTGCAAAAACATCCCGACAAAAGCGTGAATGCACCTACTCCCCACTGGCGACTGCTTGAATTCGGCACGGAAAAAATGAAGGCGCAGCCATTCATGCGCCCTGCAGCTGAAAGCAGTATCGATCAGGTCGTTAATACCTTTGGCACCGAGTACGAATTGGCAATTGACCGGGCAATTAAACGCGCCCGTAAGAAAGGGCAATCACCGTGATAGCACCCATTTTTCCCGTTTGCAGCGCCAGTCCTGAAGTTAACTCTTTGATTGGCGGTGAAAGCCTGCGCCTGTATCCCTTTGGTCAGCAGGATGACGATGTTATTTATCCCTATGCTGTCTGGCAGAACATTACTGGTGAGCCGGAAAATTACCTGGCTCAGCGTCCTGATACAGATACGTTCACGCTTCAGGTCGATGTTTATGCCGACACACCTGAAGAAGCGATTGCTGTGGCCGCAGCGCTGCGTGATGCCATCGAACCCCACGCTTACATCACCCGATGGGGCGACCAAACCCGCGACAATTCAACCAGACGATATCGCTATTCATTCGATGTTGACTGGATAGTGCCGCGCTAACTGAACTATTAACCCACCGGCCCTGTGCCGGTTTTTTTATAACCGGAGATAACAATGTCTGTACTGACGCAAGGCACACAGCTTTTTGTGCTCGCAAAAGGCGCGGTGAGCGAAATTGAGTGCATTACTGCATTTTCACCCGGCAGCAACCCTGCCGACCAGATTGAAGATACCTGTCTTTCCGAGCGACTGGACCGGACCTATAAGCGTGGGCTGCGCACGCCGGGTGCGGCATCCCTGACGCTGAATGCAGACCCGAAAAACACCAGTCACATCATGCTTTATAACCTGTCCATTTCAGATGCTGAAGATGATCAGGACCTGACTTTTGCTATTGGCTGGTCAGATGGAACCGCTTCGCCAGCTGCTGCTAATGGCGCTGCTGGTGCAGTAGATGGGCTGACGCTGCCTGACAGCCGCACATGGTTTGTGTTCAAAGGTTATGTCTCTGACTTCCCATTTGATTTTGCTGCCAACACGGTTGTGTCTTCTTCAGCTTCCATTCAGCGTTCTGGCTCTGCTGTATGGGTGCCTAAAGCCGCCGCCTCTGCCTGATTTCAGGGGCGATTTTGCCCCTGATTTATTACCGGAATAAACGATGAAATTGACACTTGATACGCTGAAAACCGCCGGAGCCTTTACCGGGCGTCCGGTAGAAAAAGAAATCAGCTGGAAGCAGGGCGATAAAGAATTTACCGCGACCGTGTATGTACGCCCTATGGGCTATCACACCGCCACGTCTGATGTACTGGCAATGGGCGGCAAAGTGGATGGGGTGGCAGGCCGCATCGCCGCATCGATCTGTGATGAGTCCGGTAAGCCCGTTTTCACCCCGGCTGACATTACCGGCGAGGCTGACCCGGATCGCGGCTCTCTTGATGGTGCGCTCACCATTGCACTGCTGGTTGCCATTCAGGAAGTTAACGATCTGGGAAAGACTTCG